GCTACCTGCTGTACTCGTCTTATCACCACCAAAATCAAAGACTGCAACCGAAGGATCACCTGAAGCCGTTTCATTAAAAATCATGCACCCTCTGGCAGTAATGGTTGCTGTACCAAAAGTTAAGTCGGCAAAATCCGTAAATGCCGTAGTTCCAGATGTAGCCGGGGCCACTTTAGTTAAAGTTCCACCTTTAGCCGTATAATTGGTTCCTGTCGCTTCTTGACTGGTTGAGTAAGCTGTAGTGGAAGCACTCATAGTCGCTGAACTGGTATAAAGAGCCAGCTTAAAAGTATTTCCGTTAGTGGCAAAATTATGCGTAGCCGTCATCAATTCACTTTTGAAAGACGTGCACATTGCTTGTGTTATCGCCATTATAGTCTCCTAATAATATTAGCTAGGTCTTTTTGACCTTGTTTCTCTAATTGATTACCTATCGTACACATGTGGTTATTAACCGCTTCTTGCATATAATACGCAATCACCTTTTTGCATGTTTCTTTAAAAACATGAGCTTGTTCCCTTATGGGTGCAGGGGCCGTTTTACTGATAGAAATTATTTTATCCGTTGCCATTTGAGCAACTTTCTCTATCGTGTGCCCTCTGTAATTCGTTGTGGTAACACTAAGTTTACCAATTTCTGTGTCTGACTCAAATGAAAACATCAGTATTTCTTAGGCTCCACAATTCCTTCTTGTACCTGTCCGTCTTTTCTTCCTACTAATCCTATGGGAATAACCTGTTGCTTTTCAACTTCTGACCACCTACAAATTTTTAATTCATCATTAATTATGTAAGTAACAAAAGGATTTTCTAGCCTATGATACCCATACAATTTTTCTTGAATGGGAACATCGGCATCTAAAAGTCCAGACGTCAAAGCCACTTGAACAATGATACCTGCATCCATACATTTCGCCAACCAAAATTCACAACATCCACGTCCTTGTTCCGCAAAATATAAGTTGCCTTTATAAGTAAAATCAGCTCCAAACATATTGATACTTCCCACTTTATTCCATAAAGCAAAGGCAATGGCGTAGGCAATGGTATTGTTAAAGTAGCCACAGTCCAAGTCTAAGGCTACATTTTCTATCGGGTACTCAATCAAGGCAGGAACTCGTTTATCTAATTCACAGGTATAAATAGGATAATCAGCCGTAGGGAGCGTTTCCCTCATCAGCACCGTCATGTTCCCGGCATCGCCTGTATCAAAGAAACGACTAACGGGATCCATCACAAAAGCTCTGTCTATTCTTTTTAAAACCCCGATCATGGCATTAATGGCCCATACTTCGTCAAACGTCTTACTGTGTGTAAGCATTTTGTGATAATCCAACTGACTATTACCCATGGCAATAATAGCTATGTTTTTGCCTATTAGCTTTGGAATTGGCTTCATGTGGTGGGAATGCGAACTTGATCGTACCTGTATTGACTCTGTGTCCCTGCGCCTTCGGCGGTATTTCTTAGTCTAACAATAGCATCCTGAAAACGTTGTTCAAAAGTAGCCATTTCATTTGGGTCTAATTTTAAGAATGTAGCTGCTTCTACCAAACACCCGTATAACAAACAATTTGTGGCATTGTCGGAAAGCCAAGTAGTGCCACTGTCTCCTGCTGCGGTTAATGATGCGGGTCGATAAAAATAGTGTAATTCAAAGGTATAAGTAGTATCAGGGGTGGGCGCCAAAATAAAACTATCACTGTCAAATTCGGCATAATACTTAGGACGTCCCGTGACCGATCCGGATGTTGTTGGTTTATAAGAACGCATAAAACTGACTTGCTTTAACAACATGTAATAATAAACATCACTGGCTATAACGGCCAAACTAAAAGGCGCTAAAAAATCCGTTGGCATCCCCAAATAGGGAGTATCGGCTGATGCGGTTCCCGTTACATTTTTTCTAAAATTATCCAACCAGACATTTTTAAGAATTCTTTCTTCAGTTTGCTTGATTATGGTATCAAGGCTATTAACAAAAGTAGTTTCAGAACTATCAATATAGTTCTCAATCGCTGTTTTTAATCCACTATAGGTAAAACTCATTACACGGGTCCTGCTGTGGCGATACTGCCACCACCGGTTACATCTCCTGTGGTAGCCGTTCCGGTTGAAGTAAAGCTATATTCATTTGTGTCCACAACCGTTATTGTATACCCACTTGCACTTTCAAGCACGGCTGTCGTAACTCCATCAAAAGTCTTAGTTGATCTAAAACGCACGGTATCTCCTGTGGTCCTATTGTGTTTAAATTCAGTAACATAAATTACCGTATTTGCCCCGGCAGCTCCACTCCTGAATGGATTCAAGGGCAATAAGGCCTGTGCGGGTCCGACCGCGACAAAAGGACCACCGCCCCTTGTACCTACCGTGCCCGTACCTGTAACTGCACTAAAGGTGTAGGTATCTGCATCTACCTTGGTTATAGAATAGCCATCGGGATCCTCTAAAGTATCCGTCGTAAAACCATCAAAGGCTTCTGTATTCCTGAAACGTACTTCATTTCCTGTCGATTTACCATGGTCGTCTTGAAACACTTTAATAACTGCACTGCCCTGAGTAGATAAAAGGGGATTGCTGGTCAACATAGATACTGCTGCCGGTTCCGTGCGATCGGGTCTTGGATTTCTAACAGCTTGAGGATCAGTCCCAATGGGAGGAGGATCTAATTGGGGCTGTTTAATATCAAAACATTCTGAACAGGTCATAAAACCGTCCCACTGTTTTTTTAATTGCTTTAAGCGGTAGCGTTGTCCACACGTATCACAAATTGCCCACGTAAGCTTGCCTGCGGCAAAGGCCATTTATCCTCCCCAAGGTGGTCTTGGTCTAGGCGGCATAGGTGGAGGTTGCGGAATCGGAGTACCTGGACCTATACTTGGAGGACCCGGCATCGTTGGAGGGCCAATCGGCTGTGGATCCCAAGGAAGTATTGGACGCGTAGGTGGTGGTGGTCCTTCTGGACCAAAACCTATATCCTCCCAAGGGGGTCGCTTTGTTTGACCTAATAAGCTTTGTATTTGAGCGTCAATTTTCGCTATTTGCATCTGCAATTGCATTTGTTGCATTTTCAAAGCACGGATTTTAGCCTGGACACTCTCACCCGGTGGTCTTCTTGGAGGCCTTGGACCGCCTGGTTCCTCTATGCGTGGTCTTGGTGGTGGCTGTTGCAGGAACCGTTTAAATCCAGGAGGAAGGGGCTTCATATACTCGGATTGAGTCCCAACCGCAGGAGCTCTAACAACTGTAGGTTGTTGTAAACCTATACCTGGAGGCGCTACGAGCGCCGGTCCAGGAAAGTCAAATTGATTAATATCGGTGGGCCATCCCGTTGCTGGGGTCTGCCAGTCCTTCATATCTAAAAGACCCTCACCTATAAGTCGCTGCAAATCACGCCCACTTTTAAAGTTACGTCCTTTACGTCCTCTACGTCCTCCGCGAGGGAATAAACTTTCTAAACCGGCTCTACGTATAACCATTTCTTTCTCCTTAAATAACTAATCTCGGCGGTATAAACCTAGAACTTACGGAATCTATGTCTTCAAAGGCCGCTCTATCAAATTCTTCGTCGTATATCTGCTTTAATAACTGTACTCTATCCGGTGCCCGTTTCATAGCCAAATAATAAGCCAATCCTGCCGTCATACAAGGTAAGAACCTAAATACAGCTTCCATATTATTGGTGTAATCCCCGGCATCTTGCATTCTGGTCAACGCATAGTAATAAATTATATCCGTTGAGTTTTCCGGAGTGGGGTATAAATATAATCTAGGTGTTATATGCCGTTCTAAAAAGAACTGACTTGGTTTACTTTCACTAGATTTATTGGGTGTGTATAAAAAATCAGATCGACTGATTCTTGTTAACTGATAATCAATATTATCACGTTGAATAACCGCAGAGGTTATATCAACAATATCCGTACCTAGATCCTCATAATTAGTCCCTTCGGTAACGGTAAAATTACTTTTGGTAATAAGCCATTGATTTAAACCTCGATTGCCCCATTCAGCTATTAACAGGTTTAAGGAACGACGTGCAGTCTCTAAATCGTACCCGGTACGAAGTTCAAGACCACAGCGTTCATAAGCTTCTTCTATAAGCTCGTCTACACTAAGATCGAATGAAGTTGTCCCTGATGTGGCCATAAGTTAATAACCACCAGGTTTAGACTTCTTCTTACCTTTTTTAACTACGCCACCTTTGTTATAGCTATCACTTTTGCTCCAGTCTATTCCTTCTCGTATGGCGTTTCTTCTATTTGTTAGTCCAGGCATTATTTTCTCCTAAAAATATTTAGTTTCTTTTCTGCGACTTTCCATAACCTTTCCGCAGCCCACAGCAATTTTAGTTTTAATTGGTTTCTTGGGGGACGCTTTCGTTGGTTTCTTAGTCATTGCTCCTAGTTGTGCGGTGCTTCGTAATATTTTAAGAATTCACCCCAAACCGTGTATTCATTACCAGCGTCTGCCGTAGAAGGTATAACCAAAAGGACATCACCCGTATAACCGGATGCTTCTGTATTTATCAAACCACCAATATCACTGAAGTTAAAGAAATTGTCATAAGACAAGGTTAAAAAAGTAACGTCTGTCGTTGCCTCCCAATCTAGGGAAGCCGGTGCATCAGGGGAACCACTCACGGTGTACCAAATTTTATTTAGTGCAACGTGTGTGCATGAATTACCGTTTGTAGTCGATTTTTCAAGTGCAGAAACATCAACTAATGTTGTGCTACTGGCATTTCCATCTGAATATATAGAACAATACGTAACTAATTTTTTATCAAAGTCATACTGAATAGTTGGTCCTGTGACTGAATTAGCCATAAGTTACCTCCTATTAAGCGTCAGCAAATGGTGTTACTAAAGTTCCTGATCCTAATAATTGGGCCGTAACATGATATTTAGCACTCGCCATAGCAGTTACAATAACAATACTACCTACTAATCCGCCTTTCGTTGTACCATTTTGAGTAATAACATCATTAGATGAAGCAGAAATAAAAGTCTTACCGGCTGCACTGTCATCAAGACCAGTGTATGCGCCACCTACAAACTTATCCGTACCATCCGTTAAGATGTCCATGTCTGTGGCTGCTGTCACTACTATAAAAGTAAATTGAGCGCCTAGGTTGCATAGTTGATTGGGATCTGTCTTATCTGTAGGTTCTGTAACCACAATACTGGGTAAAGTAAATTTACCATCGGCATCATTAGTTATTAGTACCCTCCCGGCATGACTAGCTACAGTAATTGTAGTGTCAGCGGTTAAACTTACAACAGAGTTATAGCCTGCATTAATAAACCCAGCAAGGGATCTTACCGGACCTGAAAAAGTTGATTTAGCCATTTTATTCTCCTAACTAAAACTGTTATACCATCTTGGAGTAAGTCTGCCGAGCCAGTTGATATAACAAATTATCTCGGAATGATTTGAGTATAGCAGAAAATTTTTGAAAGTGTCTAGAAACAAGGTGCCGGGTTGAGTAAGAAACCCCCGGCGGGGTTCCATAGTTTTGTACTAGCCTTACGCTCCAGGGCTGCCGAATACACAACGGGGGTCAGACCACCCGAATGAGTATCTCTCGCGAGCCTTGTACCTAACATTACCGGTATCAAAATCAGCTTCCATCGAAGTTCTGATGGGTGAACGGTCAAACATTTTGAATCCGTTCGGAACATCAGTTTTGATGAACCAAGCATCAGTATCCGTCAGATAATGATTAACTGTATAGCCTTCAGGGACCATGCCCATATTGCGTATAGCGTTAATGTCATTATCAGCCGTACTTACTCTACCTGGTGATTCCAATATTCTATCAGTAACGAATTGTAGCTCTTTAGGAATAATTAACTTATTTCCTTGAAGTGCTACTTTTAGTCCACGCTCATCAGTAAATGCCGCTATGTCAATCAATGCTTGTTCCAACGAAGTTTCGCTCAGGTCAGCAGATGTTGAAAGTTCATTACGCAAGTTAGGACCGCCCACAGTTGGGTGGTCAGTTGCACAAAGTTCTTTCGTATCACCGCCTGGGTAACTTGAATTGAACGCACGATTTAACACAGAAGCACCTTTGATTTGCTTGGTATTCGCCATACTTCTTGCAAGCGCTCTTGTATATCTTGCCGATAATCTATCGTACAAGTTATCTTCGACCGCTTCTTCTGTAATACTGAATGCCAGCGCAACAGTTTCATGTGTGTAACGTGACGTGAAAGCCTCTTGGGCTTGGTCAAACGCTACGCCTGCTCCTTCCGACTTAACCGGTGCGGTATCAAAGCCTGTAAGCATTACTTCTTCCTCAAAAGCACGATCACTTGATTCGGTTTCAAAAATTTCTTCTGATTCCCTATCATATCTATCGTACTCAAGGCCGAATAATGCGTTCAAACCTGGAAGTAATTCTTTGACTAATTGGGCTCTAGTAATTGCCATTTATATTACTCCTTATGTACCAGCAACTCCACCGCGCATGTAATGCTCATTAATTAAAACAATTAAGTTTGCATTATCGGCAGTGAGATCACCGTTTGAGTCATCTTGGACCACACTCACAATTTTAAGCTGAAGTGCTAATGTAGTGTTAATGGTACTAGAGTCTAGTTCGCGAGTAGCGACGCCAGTAGTTGTACTACCACCTATCCCGTCAGTATCAGCATTTCTGCCTATACATGTCTGGGCCGAAGCACCATCCGCTTGCACAATAAACAATTGATTAGGATCGTCATAGATATAAGCCTCTATGGCTCCACTTCCAAGTGCCGTTGTGCTGGCCGGATAGTAATTCTTAAAGGTAGGAGTTCCGTCAGTAGCAACATAATAACAATGCGAAAACGCACCCACGATATTAGCAGAACTAACTGCTG